CCACCAGCATATCTTTCATATANTTCTGTCTAGTGATAGATAAAGCTTATCACCCACAACGGTTTGTGCAAGATTCATTTTAGTTTTTAGTTTCACTATAGAGTTGGAAAGTGACCTGAAAAAGGTTAGGCGTTGAGCATATATCTCAGCAGCCTCATCATCAAATAAGTAGACGATAGCTTCCTGCGTTGACTTAATCCCTATTAGATTGTCCACAAAAGATGAATCGTGAACCACTACTTTAAATGTGGGTTCACCAGAAAATACATCCACATACGGTCTATAGCTAATTTTAGCTGAGTTGATGATACGCTGACTTGATTCTACAGAGAAACTTAAGATGTCATCATCTCTAATTGGCAAAATCGACTCTGGCTTTTGAGCATTAAATATCGAGTATGATATTGCTTGGCTAGAATCCCCATATAAGGCCCCAAAGACACTATTATTAATCTTTGTCAGCTCATCTCTTATAATGGGGTAGCCCTTTCCAATATCGTCTGGAATGACCAATGAGAGCGTGTAGTCGCAATCTGCTTTTGCTTTAGCAAAGCTTGCCTCATTAACAGAGCCGAACCCTGCATCAAAGATAATTAAATCTCTGACAGCATCCGAAGCAGTCTTGATCCACTGACCAAGCTCATTTTTCTTTCCAATGCAATGAACTGTGATTAGTGACTCATCGTCAATATATTCTACATTCTTATAATAAAGATTCTTTGTTCCACTTGTCCCATTAAAAGGGCTTCTTAGTATAATATCGCCAGCTCTTACCTCTAGCACTTCATACCAAGTAGTCTCAGATATATTAACGGAGCGTATCCAGTCTCTTGGCTTTAGTATTGTTCTTAAGTCTAGTATTGCTGATGTTGTTACCAACTTCGAATCATTAGTAAAGACATAGTTAATGGGAGATCGAACCTCTTCATAGCTGTGAAACTCGGCCATGTTGGTTAGAACTATCTTTGCTTCAGTCGTATTAATTATCGAGTAGTCTCTTGAGTAGGCCAATTGCTTATCTTTATAAAAAACCGCACTAATAGGGAGTCTCGTTATTGTATCGCTTATAGCTGGCAATGGGCTAACGGCTGATTCTGTAACTATCACGCTTCCACTTATGCGCCTGATAATGTAAGCCGCCCCACCTATTAAAACACTATCTCCGGCAAGCATATCAATAGGGTTATTTACTTCAAATCTGTTATTGGATATTACGTTAGTAATTGTAGCCACTGGAGACCTTAGTTCATGATGAGCAACATGCCACGCTCTATTCTTATAGCGAGACGGTACCGCTGGCTTAACCTTTGGAGTTAAATTATTTATATTAAAGTCATTGATTCGGCCGATAGTTAAAATCGTATTCGATGCAATAGACTCTATAGCTATCTTTTTAGTGGCACCATCGATTTGAAATATCAATTCATCATTTGGAGATAGCTGGTCAACGAATTGCGTGCCTATACCTGTAACAGTGTTAGTTCCTACAGCACAGGATATTGTTCCAGTGATTAGAAAGCCATCCAATATGGAGTCCAGCCCCACGCATTTAACGTGCTCAGCTTTTCCATATATGCGTCTTTTAGCCGTGCCTAGCAGTGAAGGGAGAATAATACCGTCACTCTCAGAGAATAATCCAAGGTTAACTTTATCTTTTAACTTATAGACAAAGTCTTTAACTTTAAAACTGATACGCTTATCAGTAAATGACTTAGATTCAACTACACCTTCAAAGAGCTGTACTCTTTCCGCTATGGCTATACTAGAAAACCATGAATAAAACTTTATATTCTGATTTTCCCATATATGAGTATCAAAAAACGGATCAAAAAAACCATCCGTATTCTCAAGGTCAATCGATGAAGATGATTCGAGCACTATCCCAGTATTCTCACTGTCTAACTGTTGCCCAATGCTGCCAATAGATAAGATGCGTGACTCCCATTCGAGAGTCTCGCCGCTTGATAGATCATAAGGCAGGATGATCGGAGCATTTGAAAAGAAGTGACGATAGGTGACACTAATGTTTCTTGTTTTAGGGTTAGTACCGCCTAGTATTGTTAGGATTCCTGTAGTGGGAGTGTATGACCATGATGCTATAGAAACACCATTATCTTTAACCTCAACCACAAAATAATTCATTTTGCGTATCCAGTTTGCACCACTAGAATTAAAAAGTTTTAATCTTTCTACAGACTCTATCGTCGCTAGAGTAATCTTTTCTGAGCGTGGTTTTGATGCTTCATCCAAGTATGTCATTTTTACCTAGCTAAAATATAGCTCTAATTCTGCCTTTCTACGTCTAGTTAGACCCGGTAATTCCACCTTTCTAGGTACGCCTAAAAATCTCTTTGTTACTTTATTATACATCATAAATGCTTCTTTCACACTAGAGCGTGAGCCGGATAATATAGCTTGATTAAGAGATCGACCACTATCAACAATTGGGCCCACGCCGCAGTTATAAGCAAATGAAACAAGCGCAGAATATTGTTGATCATTTAAAATAATTGCTTTTCTTATTAAAAAATCATGCACTCTGTCTGCTTTTTCTTCTAGCTCATGAAGTAAATACTCGTAAGCCTTTCCTTCAGTAATCGGGCTATCGGCAAGAGTAACCTTTTTACCATTTGGATAAGCAATCGTGCCAATTCCAATTGTTGGCACTTTTGCCGGGCACAAGTATGGTCTAGGGTAAAATCCCTCAAAGTGTCTAATAAGCTCAAGTGATTCTTTGGTAATTTGTCTTTTCATTTTTTAATCGCCGTAAAAAGAGGAAATTCTTCAACATCCTCTTGATTAAAGTAAATTCTTCTCATGTTAAATAAAAAGTTTTCACCATATTGTTTTTTCATTTTATATTCAAAGGCTTTTTTTAATCCCTTGTTAATGAATGTCTTTGGCATTGTTTCAAGCTCTAGCCAGTAAATTAGCTTTGAGCTAGTTTGGTTTTCGCCTTTATTTATTGCAAGAAAAAAATTGAGAGTATAAAAAGGAAGGAAAGCATAAGAAAAAATGCTTCCAACATATTGACCCCATGGATAATAATTTGCTGGATTAAATGGTAGATAATCAGTCCAGTCAATAACAACTGCTGGATATGCCCCAAAGTTTTGCTTTAACTGATGCCATATAATGTCTTTATGAATTGTCTGAAATAGGTAGCTAGATGCCATCATGCCTGTTATCTCGTCGTGAGATACGCCTCTTTCTTTATGGTTCGCTGAACGCATATAAAGACCGCTATCAGTCTCTGCATTGTTCATTTTTTGGAGGTAAATATCGAAGCCTTTTTTGTCTCGCTTGCTCGCATGGTATTGGGCCAGAAATAAGCCTGCGTTCTCACTAATCTGATCTGCTTTTGTCACTAGCCCATATATTGGTGAAAAGTATTCCACTTATCTTGTCTCACATTTGTACAAGTTATCTTCAAGTAACTCACAGTCTTCAACATAAACTGTTGATGAGCATGAGGTAAGAATTAAAAGCAGTATTAGGTATTTCATTAGTAACTCGCTTGGCAGTTCATCGTTGCATAAGCGGTCACCGATGAACCCGCCCCTGATGATAACTGGAACGAGTGAGAGGTTCCGGCCGCACTGTTTATAAATCCAGTTACAAGTCCGACCCCAGAATCGACTCCGTTAATACCGCATTTTAATTTTGTGTATGCTCGAGGAGTGGTCATTGTATACGTAGTTCCAGAAACAGAAACGGAAAATCCTGGGTTAGTTCCAAGGACGTCAACGTATGCACAAGTTCCCGTAGTGCAATCGGTGCTAGCAGTGGCCCCGAAGCTTAAAACAAAAGACTCCACTCTCTCACTCGAAATTCCCGGCACCGTTGGCACGCCTTGAAATGATCCGACGATGACCGGATTGTATGAGTTTAAAAAATCGTTTCCTGTTTTGATACAAGTTACAGGAACCGATTGCGATCCAGTAGCTCCTAGTGTGGAGGTTAAATATGTCTCCATAGTGAAACCAGTGGAGGTCATTAAGCTTAACTTAGGGACTGTTGCCCCTCCGTTAATATTATTTCCAGTAGTACAGGTCGGTGCCGCTGTAAATATTCCTGACGCGAACGTACATACTGTAGGGTTTGCCGCCGTACAAGTAATCCAGTTTGATACGTTAGTGCCCGAGACACTGCCAGATGTTGTGGTAATTGTGGCGGTATAGATAAGGTTGTTCGCCATCGATCCACTCGCCACGTATGCGCTTGATGATTTGTAGTCTGAAGTTGTTCTGCTACAAATTAAGTTAAACGCCTGTGGTGATGCTCCTCCCGCGTTTCCTGTGTAGACCTGAATGCTTGAAGTTGTGGCTTGAATACTTATCATTGGCCAATAAGAACCCGAAGTAACTATTGATACCATGCAGGTTGGCGCGGCTAAAAAGTGACCTGGTTTAAAGTTAACAGTAAAATACGAAATAGTCGTAACTCCAACACTTTGAATCCAGTTCGAGTCTGAAGGAGTTGACATAGAGACAACTGCGGTGCTTGAAATTTGCGCGCTAAAATCCTGATCAGGCATAAAATCCACAATCGGAGACCCAACACCAACAAAGGCCTGATCTACTAAAACAATTCCAGTCGTATCGGTTGATTTTAATTTAACTCCGTTAGACGTGGCATCTCCTGCAAATGAAACTGTAAGCTTTCTCCATCCAGATCCCTGAGTGTAACCTCCAACTACTGTACACTTGTCCTCTAAATTGTTTTTAAGTGAACATAGTTGTAAATCAGAAACATCATCAGACTTAATGTACATTGAAGCAACCATCTGAACGCCCAGCTTTCTAGGTGCATTAATAGTTGAAAATTGCGAAAATGATAATGCCCCCGTTAGAGAAAGAGATAATGACTTTTTTCCTTCAAATGGCGCGGCGGTATTTGCAGTTACTGTTGCATTTGCAGTAGTCCAGCCAAAACCAGCAGTCATATGCTCAAAGTTTGGGTTTTTTAAAAGGCTTGTGTTGCCTGTTTCAATCCTTGTGTTTCTTGACGACAGTTGTGTTGCCTGCTCGTTTGGAAGTTTTGTATTTTGTACATAATTTCCAACCGGGGACACTTCGCTATCAACTGAAACCGGTGGAACAGCATAAGCATTTAGGGACATAATTAATAGTGCAGATAATATTTTTCTCATTAGTAAACCTCCAAAACGCTTACGATATTTCCTGGTTGATCAGATATTAAAAAGTAATCTGAAGCATCCCAGTCAAAAGACAGTGTGTCCGGCCCAATTATTTGCTTTCCGTTTAATGCGCTAACAGATGAGCCGCCAATGTAGATATTTCCAGTTGTTTCAATCGGGGTAATAACAAGTCGCTTTCTTGTTACCGCCGGAGCAGATCCTGAAACTGTTGCCCTTGCCGGGGTAGTGCCGATTAAGACTTGAGCCGTTGTAATAGTTCCGTTTATTGTTTTCATTAATGCGACCTCTTGAAGCTCGTTATTAGCTGAGTAGTACATAGTTTTGTTATCAGTTGCGAAAGCGAACACTCCGTCCGCAGCGGTTAAAACCCAGGTTAACAAATCGGAATAAAGGTCTTTAACAATACCAAGACCTGTAGGGAGATTTATTAATGGAATTAACCCTGACCCATCCAATGGAGCGTAGCCGTTATTCTGCCCTTTTTCACTCGATGCTTGTTTTGTATCGGAGTAGGCTTTATTCACAAGATCGTTAGGCACTGTGGGTGTTATTGATATTTGCGTTTGACTTGGAAAAACAACAATGTCTGAATCGTTTACTTTAATAAGCTCGACTTCACCAGTGCCAGCAAAATCCTTTGACCTTAATGATTCTTCATTTTCTAAAAGAATTTTAACACCCGTTATAGAGTCGTCATCAATTGCTGATCCGACTATTGGTGGTGCGATACTTTCAAAACTATCTATAAAATCTACTTCTCTCATCTAACCATTCCTTTATTAAAAACTTTTATTCTTAAGGCCAATGGGTTTTTCGTGTCATCTACTGGAGTATATGAAAATATTGACTGAATATTCTCATGTTGGCTAGACCAACCCAAATAAGAACCATTAGAATACGAGTACGTCCCTGCTTCTATTGATATTGAATACTCACCTTTTTCTAAAAGCAAAGCTTTTGTTGGTATCACTGGATAGAAAAGGTGCATATAATCAGCAGTAGTCCCAACCTGAGACTTAATTAATGATAGATCTATATCTTGGCTAAAAATAGTTATAGCTCCAGACTTTATTTTAACCACTACGGTTCCACTAGGGTTGTTATAGAAAAACAAGTATGGAGCTATTGAGGCTATAATTATTCTACTGCCTCCTAAGACTTCTACCTTCTGAATTAGCGGCTCATCCCTAAGAGGTTCTGTTAGAAATGTTGTCACATTAATTCCTTAACTGTTAAAGAGAGGCTATATTTATTAAAATTAGGATTACTTATGTTAGGGCTATCATTGATCAAAACAGGCCCCGAAAAACGTCTGTTGTCATCAACTATGGTACTGTCGCCAATGATAATATAAACCGGGAGAGATTCGCCATGTATATCAAAGACTTTGTTAAGTAGTGTCAAGTCCTCTTTAGGTAGATTGCTCATAGAAAAAGATATTGTCTTTTGTCTGCTGATTAAGTCCGTGAAGACTTGCCCATATCGGTTGGTCTGCTTTGTAGAAAGTTCATCGTCTTTAATAGACCAATTAAAGTTAATACTTCTTTTTAGATCCAAGCTTTTGCCAATATAGACACTAGAAACCTCGCAATATGGGAGTGTGCTAGTTAGTACTAAATTAGCAAATCTGTATTTCTGTAAGGGGATTTCCAAGTAAACATAGTCATATTTGGGATTAATTACTATATCGAACTCTGAAGCAGGGTTTGTAAAGTTTGCAGTAGCATTAAATTGAATCTTTGCCGTACTTATACCAAAACCGCTTCTCTTATTTGCTACGATAAAGATGTGATTTACTTCTTGAGTTTCGCCAAGATCAAATAGAATATTATCAAACGATGAAATGCTTCTGTAGACTTTCGTTCGCCTATTGTCCAAAAGATTGGTTTTAGGGAATAACGCATTCTCTGTGCTAGTTGTTATCACAGAATTATCTAGTAAATTTCTATCCATTAATTTAAAGCATGACATACTTACCCTTTAAGAAAGCACGAACCCAGATTGAATTTGAGATCGCACTGCCCTGGCTATCTCTCTACCGTCCACTTGAATAATGATATCACTACCACCCATATTACCGCCATTAATAGAATCAAATAACGTCTTTTGTTGGTTTGCATTAAGAACCATTTCGCCTGATCTGACTTGTGCTGTAGTTGTATCCGGCCCCATGGTTGCACCATTGTTCCCATCGATAAAACCACCATTGGCAAATTTAACACCATTAATTCGTGCGACATTGGCTAGACCGTTTGCAATTGTAGCCGCTACCAAAGCAGGCTTTGCTAGAACTGGGATAAGTGGATCCCCCAAAACTTGAGTTGCTCCCGCGTATGTTTGAACGATAGCATTTGCCGATGCTAATCCTTTAGCAACAACAGAACCATCTTTTGCGAGTGCTTCTCCTAGTGCTAAAAACGAACTGGTGGCTGTTATTCGAGCAGCTTGAACAGTCTTTTCTTCTGCTGCAACCCTTTTTGCTTCTGCTATTTTAAAATCACTTTCTGCTTTTATTTTTGCTCTTGCTAGATTATCAGCCGCCGCCAAGTTTGCTGCCAATTTTGTTTGCTCATCTAGTATTGTCTTATTTTTTAAGACCTCGCCTTGATAAACCACCTCTGCTTCGGCTAATTTCTGATCATATATTCTTTGGAGTGCTGTTTGATCGTTAATGCCTTGAATTTCTAGGTTGACTGCTTCTTGTGCCAGTCTTGCTTCTGTCTCTTGATTAGCTAACTGCTGCTGTGCTATCAGAAGGGCATTCCCGGCTTCAGTTCTTGATTTAACTATTTCTTCATTAACTTCATTTTCACTATTCTTTCTATTTTCGTTATTCTTAACCGCACTGATAGCTGCCAGCTCAACTGCTGCTGCCGCATCCAAAGTTCTAACCGTAAAATTATCTAGGCCGTCCGACAGATCTCTAAAGAGATTTCCATCAGCTGCATTCTGTATTCCTTGAATTCCTTCTGATGCAAGCTTGCTCATTGCCTCAGTCGCACCGTTTAGTGGGTTTTTTAAATTTTCAAATGCATCTCCGATGCCTGGGATCTTGCTACCTAGAAGTATCACGCCGTCAATTAGTAATTCAAATGGTGCTATTAGTGTTTGACCAATTATTCCACTTAGGTTCTGAAATGTTCCGAATAAAACTTTAAGAACTACCGTTATACCATCAAGTGCATCCAGGGCCATTTGAGCAGATACGGATAGGGCTATGAAACCATCTTTCACTAATGATTGTAACTGAGGAATAAAAGTAGTTACCTCGTAATTTGCTTCATTAATTAAATCTTTAATCTCATTAAATAAGGCGATGACTACCGGGTTCTTTACGATAATATCGCCAACAGGTTCTAATAAATCACCATAAGAATTACCAAGTGCCTTAAGAGATCCGGCATATGTATTTAATTGGGCGGCAGATGCACCACCAAATTGCTTATTAAGTGCTTCAACTGTATTGGCAAAAGACTCTGCGTCTGAAGATCCTTTTCTTATTTCAACACCGTATCTTTTAAATGCCTCGGTATTTCCTTCAGCTGCTTTTGCTACTAGGCGAGTCGCTGTTTCTAAGTCGACACCTAATACGGTGGCAAAATCTGATGCTGCGCTTACGCCTTGCTTAAGACCCTCTGCGTTTAACTCAGTTAACGATTGTAAAAGGGCCGTACTAGCAATAACTGCATCGTCCTCAAATATGGTTGTCTTTTGAAGTGCGGTTGCATATTCCAACAAATCGGCCGAAGCCTCTTTTGTAAAATTACCTTGTCTTGCTAATGCGTTATTTAGATTATTTGTTGCAATCTCTTGAGATGCCGCTGCATTAATGGCTTCTTTCCCGACCGCTATGAGAGAATCAAAACCACCCACTAGTGAGTCAAAAGCTTTAATTGCGAGGCCGCCACCGAGAACACCGATTGCTGTCTCTAAAGCACCCTCTAGTGAAAATGCTTTTTTTGCACTCGAATCCAGAGCTTTATCTAATTGATTATTTTTTACCGCTAGGTCAAACTCTAGTTTTTCTGCCATCTATCTCGCCTTTTATCCATGAGAAAACCATAGCTTTCTCGAAGGGTAGATCATTTAGTCCTATAGTGATTCCAAGATCAATCGCACTTTTAAAATGCGAGTAAGCTATGACATCTTTTCTAGTATCCCATATTGCTTCAACCTTATCGGCATCAACTAAGTCTCTTAACTGTTCCTTGTCAACCTGGTTGGTCACAACATTCACAGCGTCAACTATGAACTCTTTTTTTTAAACGCAGAAAAAGCTCTGACTATTACCTCGTCAGCAATTTCACCCAATGGAATAATCATATTCTCAGTATCATTAAGAATATCGTCATATGACGACACTCCCTCGATTTCCGAAAAGTCTATTAAGTACCCCATTGATGCAATGATATTTCGCTTCATTTTTAACTGCGAAGGCTTACCTTCAGTTATTCCTGAGCACTCTAAAATATCATACGATTCTAAAATATTGGGCATTCTGTATTTCAGAACACCCTTGTCTGTTTGTTTTTCCATTATACGAAATTCAATGCTACGTCTTTTGTGCTACTCGTAACAAAGCCCTTTAAAGTTAATTCTACTGAAATAAATGAATCACCACCAGTAACATAAGATGAAACTGTACAGTTAGGAAGTGTGACATTGAAGCACTTCCCTGGCACCCAGTTACCGCCGGTCTTTGGACCTGCGTTCATCATGGCAGAAATACCAGTGTTCTTTAAAAGAGCATCTAGCAATGAAACATCATGTTTTTTAAGAACCGCACTCACCGTCATTTCAACCGTTCTTGCAGTAGGAATCTTTTCTAACACTCCGGACTCTTCACATATACAGTCAACATCTTCAACTGTTTTTGAGATTGTTATCGATACTGATTGAGCGCAAATGCAGATGTTATCAGTTTGAGTTCCCACAAAAAGCTCGGCACCTTTAATGATAATTGCATCTGCATTGTCATAAGAGGGCGTGTATGCTGCAACATAAGATTGCTCATTATCAGAAAGGTAACTTAATGCACCAGTGTCATCTGCAAGAATAGAAAAGCCAAGTGTTGCACCAATTGAGTTTGCAGAATTTACCCCTGTGTCCCAAAGAAGTGACAGTACAGAAGATCCTGAGCCAATCAAAAACTTACCTGTAGAGCTTGCAAAAGTTACTGAATATGTTTCTGCACTTGCCGCTTCTAAAGCTGCCTGTAGGGCATCGGCAAGCTCAATAGGAGTCTTGTAAATCTTTTCTGCTAATGATACTGCGAAAGTCCCACTGTCATCAGTAACGTCTAAAAATTTATTGCTAGCAGTGATTGTTACTGGGTTGAAATAATATCTTGTTCCTTCGTATGAGAATGAAACTTCACCAAACCCGTTTGCATCCATAGTGAATGATGTTTCTGTAACAGTGTTGCCTGCAGAAGCTTCTTTTGCAAACCCATTTCCTAAATATTTTGTAGTTGAAAATGTCGGGTGACCTTGAGCTGCTGCAAGATAAGTGATCGCTTTACCTAATCTTACATTAGAGGCTGGAGCTATTGGCAAGGCAAAATTAAGAGTGAGAGCATCTGATGCTACTGACTTTACATTTCTGATTACATACCCTGTACCATTTTTAACTAGAACCGCTTGCCCTGCTTGAAAGTTAACACCTTCGCCAGTGTCTACATTTAGAACTGTAGTTGTTGAACTCGAGGCGGTATCATACTCGGTCAAGGCAATCGCCTTTGATCCCATTACTGACTCATATAATACTCCGAGTTGAGGTTCTTGACCTTCAACGCCCGAATGCTTTAAGTATGCAGAGTGTGCCCCTGATACTATCTCTTTACCAATAAAGGATTTAGCGGCTCCAATATCATTTAAAAGCTCATCGCTTTCCAATTGTTCTGGTTCATAATTTAACTCGTTCCCCGGTCTAAGTGGAACAAAGCTTGTGCCTGAAGATGGCTCAACGTAAACCCCAGGTGTGATCTCTTCATCAATTGCGAAGATCGACGCTCTTTGTAACCCTACTGTGCTCATATTTGCTCCTTAAATTACTTCCGTACTTAGAGTAATTGTAAATGTTAATTCAATAAAAAGGTACTTTTTTTGATCGCCTACATTAAATTCTATTCCACCGATTGAGTTAATACTGATTTGATCGATATCGTTCGGCAATCCTAGCTCGGACGGTGACCATATATTATTTAAAAATACCTGCTGATCCTCGAGAAGTGACTTCGAGATTGAATCAAATGCGTCCTTGGCTGCACCGACTGTGGGAAACTGACGCATAAGTATGAATGTGTATTCTCTGCTAATAGATAGATTACAAAATTCAATGTCCAGTCTTTCTGCTCCATTTACTTTTAAACCCCATGCATCTCTAGTAACAACCTCGGCATTATCAGAAAACTCGTATGGATTATGTAGACGCGTTTTCAAAGGGAATAAGGTATTCGCCTTTGAGATAATAGCATCATAAACAGTGCTAATGCTCATCTGGAAAGCCATCCTTGCCTCGTTTGAGTATCGACAGGCTCGAGTATTGCATTGTTATTAGTGTCTACTGAATACTGAGATATATCAAGTCTCCTGTGGTATTCGTCGTAAGCCTCTTTCTTTTGAGTTAGGTAGTCATTACCAAATGCCGAATAGATAATCTCGGCAACCTTACAAACAGAGGCACCAATAAATTTTCTTCTATCTAGGATTTGCTCTGGTGCAATTATAACTCTCCTTTTTATTAGGTCTGAAATAATTACCTCGGCAGCCTTTACGTGCTGAACTTCCCAATCAACTTTTCCTGCCTCAAATGCAGTTAAGAAATCCGTATTATTAAATATTGGGTATTCGTGAAACAAATCTATATCGTCACTAAACTTATTACCCAGGAAAGACAGTTCGCAATTGGCTTTCAGTGTCGCATCAAACGAGATTCTAATCCAATATTTGTCATAGACAACCTTGGTTAATCCAAAATCTACAGAAGAGCTTACCATAGACCAACTTGCATTTTTATTTGGTGTGAATTCTACAAACCCATCATTGAATAATGCATTAGTCTCATCCTTTAAATCCACAACCTCATCCCACTTTGATCCGTAATATTCTACCTTCATGTTTGCTGGAATGTTATTTTTTGGTGGATGTATTTTTAAAAAGAAATGGTTAAACGGAAGATCGCTTGCAATGTAAATAAAGTCTCCCACTGCATAATTAATCTTTACGTGTACACCGTTTAGCCTTATAAGCTCCTTTGTAATTTCTAGGTCATCGTGAAAAATTCTCATCTTTTCCCTTTAGATAAATCGGGGATTTCTCCCCGAATTTTTAATTCTAAAAAATACTTAGTAAGCACCAGACCAGAAAATCTTATCGCCAGCAATAATTGCCTCTGTACCATCAGGGCTAACCAGTGANCCAATCCAAGTGACTCTAGTTTTACCATCAACGATAGAAGTAGTGAAATCTTCCCCTTCGTGAACAGCTAATCGACCAACTGACATAAATAGAATAACTGAATATTCTCTGTCTAAGTCAATGAAGGCCAACTCTTCTGCGATTGTTACTGATCCTTTGGAGTACCCTTTAGCTTCCAGGACATCTAGTCGTCCATCAATGGCAACATCGCTTGCTTCTAGTGATGCAATGCTAGACTCAACACTTGTAAGGTCAACCTCTGGGATTTCAGAAATTTTAACATCTGTATAATCTTTAGCTGCCTGAAGTGTAGATGTATCTCCCGCTTCTCTGCTAGAAATCTCTTGAGCAAGTGCGGCGTCATTAGAAAGAACGTATCCAGCAAATGCCGTGTCGTTTTCGGTATCAACTGAATTGATTAATTGAACTATTTCTGCAAAAGAATCTTTATCTGCATCAGCTGCAAGCAGAATCGAGTCTAGTCTTGAGTCGAGCAAAGCAAGCTCAGACTGAATTGGACTTAAATCAACGTCTGTTGTAACAGCAGAGCTGTTAATGTAGTTAAACATCGGAAGATCGATAACTGTAGTAACCTTTTGAGTTGTCGCTGCTCCACTAATTACACCTGTAGCAAGTAAAAAGGTTTTTTCTTTAAAGAATGGTGAACTAGTCTCCATTCGCACAAGGCCGCGCATGCTTGAAAACTTCTTAGTTCCGTTGGCATTTTTTGGCTCAAAAGTTTCACCGTACTTGATGTAGTTTTTATCAAAAATGTTAACAGACCCAATTCTTCCGTCATCAAGACCAATGTGAACCATGTCTTTAAACATGAATGGAATGTTGTAAAGCTGGATGGATGCTGGTGCTTGAACTCTTTTTAACTCTACTGGCAATTCAGGATTTGCAAGATCTAAAACAACTGCATCAACCCCATTGTATCTTTGAGCGAATAAAAGCTTTTGACCTTTAGAGTTTGTAAATACAGCGGTTCTGCATGGGTTTACAATTGTAGCAAGATTTAAGATCTCCAACCATTCTCCGGTAGAAGTATCCTTTTTCATTACATGCAATTTGCTATTGTAGTTTGAAACATATAGGTAGCCATTTGAGTGTGCCACACCAGTACCAAAATCAGTTGCACCTGCACCAAGAATTAGAGATTTAGTCAATGTTGCAGCTGCGCGATTAGTGATATCTACTACGTAAACTCTTTTATTGCTAGTGTTAGCAATGAATAGTGTGTTTAAACCGTCAGTCGTGACATCAAAGTGCTGACCAGTTCCAATTGTAACGTAACCCAAATTTACCGGATTAACTTTATCTGTCCAATCAAAGCAATACAATCTTCCGCCGCCAGTTACCATGTAAACATAGTTACCAATAGACGTGGCAGCTTGTGGAAAGTTACTTCCGCCTGTAGGGATTGTAAAAGTTTGAATAATTTCTGCGGTAAAAGGATTTACAGCATCAACAAAAATCATCTGTGTATCTGTAAAGTAAGCCGCATATCTCTTGCTAGCTTCTAGCGCAACACCACCTGAGTAGTGTCTAACTTGAGTTTCAATAGAATTAGGAGTCGGAAGAAAGGCTTCTACATTTACACCAGAAAGAACCGCATCCATTGCTTTAGTGTCTTGAGCGTCAACGTAAGTCTTAACTGCTTTTTGAGATGGATAAAGCTCATCAGATGAACCAAGTTCAATATCAATAGACTTGTTAGCTTTGTCTTCTTTATCGGCCAAAGAAGCCTCGACAGCATCTACCTCTAAAGATAGTGCCGCATCTGCTGCTTGCCTGTCAGTGACTTCTTGAGCTAGTGCCGCATTGTTTGAAACAACATAGCCAGCAAACGCAGAATCATTTTCAGCATCAACTGAGTTAATTAATTCTACGATTTCAGCGAATGAATCTTTGTCGGCGTTAGAAGCAAGAAGGATTGCATCAATTCTTCCTTTTTCTGTTTCAACTGCAGAAGTTAAAACTCCTTCAGCAGCAGTGGCCCTAGATGTTTCTGCAACAATTGAGGCATCAAGAAGTGCCTTGGTTCCGTCAACATATCCTTTAGTTGAAGCGTGACCCGAAACAGTCGGCGGTGGCAAAAATCCGATATGCTTGCCGCCCATGTTTAAGATTCCAGTCATTGCTCTTGAGCCATCAAGAAGAAGCATTTTTTCTTCTTCAGCTTGAGCACGATTAGTTTCGACTAAAACAGAAGCATCACTATATGCTTTTACCTCTGTTTCTTTAACATCTGAATACTCTTTAGCCTCTACTAGTGCCGCATCAACTTGCGATTTTAGAGCAACTTCTTGCCCTAAAACGATTGCCTTGCCATTAACGGCTTTTATGATTTCAATTGTTCCACCAGATAGATTAGTACCTCTCAGTGCTTCTCCGGTTTCCAGCTTGATTTTCGAACCATCGACCTGGTCATCGCCAATAAATTTCTTTTTAATCTGTTGAGCCATAATAAACACCCTCCATTGGTGTAATTAGCTATAAATAAGCATAGCTAATCTGAATTAAATCTGTCTCCTCAATAAAACCATCCAATCCCAAATTATCCCACCTAATAAAATTTTGGTCAATGTAGAAATCGATGCTTTCAAACTGAGGTATGCCGTTGGAGAAATTAAATGAAACGCTATTTTCTAAAGGAATATAACTTAATAATATTTTTTTATCTAATATTTGCTGAGTTGTTGGCGAAAACAACCCTGTATTGAAAAACTTTACCTGTGATGCACCATTTGTATATTCTACGCCGCCAACAGTAACACCATCGCCATAATACGGCTTTTTTTCATTAACATCATAAACTATCTCGCTTTCTTCGAGAATTAATGAGAGCCTCTGAGTCGTTGTTATTCTCGGAGCTTTAAATACTGCCATCAATTATCCTTAAACCACCATCAACCAGTGACGATTCGTTTTCTCTATCACCTGTATCAATAGATAAATCGCTTGATATACTGTCACCCAATTCAACCGAGCCAGAAACAATGGCAATAGTAGTATCTACTATGAAAACTATATCAACTGACTGAGAGTCAAACTTCCAAGGCATCTAAAACCTCGTTTTTGAAATTGATATAATTGATTTCTTAGTAGTATCTAGGTATGTAACGAGAACGGTTTGAACCGTGTTTGAATTCTTCTTATAAGTGTAAAGCTCTTGATTGTTTTCTGGAAATGTAGTGTTAATTTCATCCCAGTCTACCCCAGCTGTTTCGACTGGTAAAACATCTTGATCAAAAACCACTGCAACCGCTGGACCGCTCGATGATTCTCTAAACTTTTTAAGTTCATTGTCTCTTATATCAGTCGAGATCATCCGCACTCTCCATATCAGAATTACTCAAGCTGGCATCGTACCAAGCGTACCAAAAGCCGTTAGCGAAAACTATCTGATATCCATGATAAGCATTTCTATCTAAATTGTTCTTCATCATGAGGTACTTTAAACCCTCTGCTGATTTAGCTTTTAAGTAGTGCTGACTATCATTAATTGTTTTCATACATCAAAGTATGACAGGAGCCGAAGCCCCTGCCAATTAAAAACTAATTAGTCATTAAGTCCTAAAATAAGTGGAGATTTGCCAGCAGCAGCACCTTTAAGAGCTACTTGCATTGGAGCAAGACCAAAATATTGATCGATAGCGACACGTTTAGCACCAACACCAAGCTCAAGGAAAGACTCTTCTCCATACTCAGCTTCTTTTTGGAAACCGATTGCAAGAGCAGACTTCTCGTACATAAATAATTGCTTATCAGCTAATCCATTGTGAACGTAAATTGGCATTCCTAGAATTTTACCAATTACACCATTTGGAACAACAGCGTTTGCACCGTAAGCACTAGCATCTTTAAACTCAGCAAGCTTCATAAGAACGGCTTCTTGAGCCGGTGAAGCGATGATTACTGTATTAGCAACAACACCGTCTGCTTTAAGAATTGCTTTTCTCATGTCAACAAGGTTTGCATAAGTAACATCTACTTCAGCACCGACATTAACAAAAGAAGCAGCAGCAGCAGCAAGAGCAAGAATTACTCTTTGATCCACATAGCGGCCTTGTGCCGCAGCAGCCATCTTTAATGACTCCATTTGTGAGTCGATAGTCGTTTGCTTAGCTGTGAAAGCATCAATGGCCCATGAAACATAAGCATTGATATCTAGGTTAAGAGCGTCAACTGTAGCTGTTAAGGCAGTAGTTTCGCCCAATGCTCCCTCAGTTCTAGTTCCAACTGAGAAAGATGAAAGTTTTGGAAATTGAATTGTCTTAGAACCCTTTACTGCGAAGTTTGAAACATCAGTAATTGTGCTTCTAAGGATAGCAGCGAAAGCAAGTTCTCTTTGTACTAAATTTGAAATTAGAGTAGCTTTTGTAGCTCCTAATTCCGTGTTTGCCATATAAGCATCAGCCATTTTGTCCTCCCAGACATATTGTTAGATCTTCCCTAATTTTCTAAGCTCGTTTTCTAGCTCAGCCGTTGTCATTTCTTTTACATCTTTAGCCATTGCAGAATTATAGCCAGCACCAGCATTGTTAGGTAGCTTGGCACCCGACTGAAACTCTACTAGTGATGCGTGACTCTTTAAAAACTCACTGACCACTGACTTAACCGATTCTTCATCTACTGTTCTTGACTCTGGATTGATTGCAATCTTTTCGAAGTCGATAAACGTAGCGTAGTCACGGTTCTTGAGCTTACCATTTAAATGCTTCTCAAATTCCTGATACTTTAAACCGTTAACGATTGATTTTTCTTGTTCTGATAATACCGACTTGGTTTGATCTAGCTGTGCTTTGTATTGGTCAGCTAAAACCTTCCACTGTTGTTGATCAGCAAGTGCCTTTTCATCGTTCTTTGCTTTTTCTTCTGCGAGATGTTTAGCAAGTTCTTTTGCTTTTTTAGCCTCATTAAGAACTTTCTGATAAGTCTCGTAGCTTACTTTGCCAGTTTGCGCATCTGGTTGAACCACTGGTTCTTGAGTTGAGGCACTGCCTGCATTTTGATCGCTCATTTCAATTCTCCCTTTATTTTAATTTATGTCAAATATTATTTTGACACTTTCTTAATTTCTTCCTTGATTATTTCGGCTGCATATGAGATTGCCTCTTCTTTTTCTACATCTTGAAGGGCAAACCATTCGCCCTTTTTTCCCTCATAGTATTTATTAACCTGGGCGTTTGTTAGCTTTGATTTATTTCCAGCTAACTCTTTGCCTCTACCAGTTCTCAAATCTATTGTGATCTTTGTTCCGCTAGCTTTACCCTTCATTGAGTTAAGCATTTGGCCTGTAGCGGTGGCATTTGATGTTGATGGGGATGTGTCCGCGTCTAAGTTTTTAGCGTATCGCTCTCTGTTTTTAATTGTAGATGGCTCTAATGCTGAAATCTTTGATCCATTAGCTAATTCATGCATAAGCCTAACTCTAGTCCTAATGGCATCAATGATAATTTGAATTAGTTCACGAGCCGCTTTTTTTTGAGCCTGAAAGATAGCATTCTTAATCTTCTTTTGAGCTATTCTTAACTGCGCGCTTGCCGTCATTCGAAACTTAAGTCGCCAAAGATTTCCTCGGCGGCTTTCCTTGCTATTATTTCAATTTCTGCATCGCTTAACCCACTGGCCTGCTCAGTTTCTATCTCTAAGTTATCTAGTAAAGATTCAACTTCAATATCTGTGATTCCCAAAAAGTCTCTAGGAGCACTAACTGGCTTAGGTTGCCCATAGGTTCCCTTTATATTACCTTCAGCCTTTCCATTAGACCTAGAGCCATTTTCAAATCCAATCGTAAGCTCTCCGCTTTTATGCGATAACAGCTTTAGATCAGACAACATATCGCCACTAAAAACAAGATCGACATCAGACACGGATACGCCTTTAAATGACGCATAATTCTTAGTGTAGTTTGGAAACTTCTCTAAATTCTTATCAATCCCATCTAGTGTTCTATTCTTAATGTACTCTATAACAGCCTCAGAGATCGCTACACGATCTTTTGGCTTAAGACTTGGGCTAATAGCTACCTTTGTTTTCATCCATGCCATTAGACGATCTCAGCATTGGCTAATACGTTTGCCACTTCCTCATCTGTAAAGTGTGGGTGTAGTTTTCTAATAACATATTCTCTCGTGATAGTTCTAAGCTCAAGCTCTGACTTAAAGTTAGCAATCTCTTCAGACCTACTAATCATTGGCTCTAGTTCAGGAAATTCTACCACTACATCAAACTCATCATTAACAATTGGTGGTACTGTAGATGCTTCTACTAAGCCATTTTGCACCCAATAATTATGAATCTTTGGAAGTTTATCGTTCCATAACTCAGCCTCATCTTTCTCAAACCACTCCATTGACTTCTTTTTAATAGAGTAGACATCCATCTCATCGATGATTTTAGAGATACCACTAGCTAAATTAGATCCCGTAACTGACCCTATAGAGCCAACACGTACGCCCTTAGTTTCTAGCCATAATATAAATACATTCATGACAAAGCTTAAGCCTTTATCCGTATCAGCTTCTGGCTTAATAGTTCCAACCTCTGGCTTTTTGTCATTGTCAGACTTGAAAGACCAGAAAGCGTTTGGTGCCATGATTAGGTTCTCTGAGTTAACATCCACACCATACATAATGCTAAAACACTGGTACATTTGAGCCATGCCTAAGTCAGATATTTGCACTGGTATGGCCTTAACGATAGCTAGCATGTCCGTATCTTGCGTAGGTATTAACTTAGACTTTTGTCTCTTGCCATATACGAATGGGATTACACCAATTGGGTTTAAGCCTTGATTCTCCAGCAAGAACTCACTTGCCTCTTGCCCATTCATATAGAAAGCATCGAATTCATCGTTAGTGTAGACAAACAATAAAAGAGAATCCTCATCACTTGAGCGATAACCCATAAACTTAATAAAGATTGTTTCTTCATCTGGAGAGATCATTGAGTCAGACATAACTAGAAACTTATCAAAGGATAGCTCACGCAATTGCGGCTTACCATTTAAGTCAATGTATGGCTCCCATGCAAAGCCTTTATGTAGATTAGATAGCTGATCGCAAATTTGACCACTAACTGACATATCAAATTGCTCTTTATAAAATGAAACAAAATCATTCACTCTTTGATTCTTTGACTTACTCATTCGTGATGGGGACTTCTCGTAAGAAGTAGCAACCTTATCCACGTACCTTTGTAGAATATTAATTGGAAGTATTCTTTCTTTAGCAGGCTGATAATATTGTGGTGATAGCGTTTTTTGTAGAATCTCATCTACGTAAGGCAAAAGATTACCCTCGTAAATATCCAGGGCCTCGGCATTTCTTTTTAAGAAGTGCTTATGCTTTTTAACGTATTCAATAATATCTTTTCTTTTATCTCTTAACATAACAATCCTTTGTTTATTATTAGAGTCTAATCGTGGTTGATTTTTGTGGCAAGCCTATTAGTGGGTCAATTGCATGACATAGGTATCCGAGAGCATCTGAAATATGTGTGAGCATCTTATCAGTCTTTTGATCTAAATCATCATTCTTCCAAGTCACTTTCTCTAAGTCATTTATAAGTTTTTTACATTTGGGGTCGATCACAATTCTTCCGTCTCTAAGAAGTCGGTTAACATTATTGACTCTGTCTGTCACGAATGGGTTACGAGTATTAACCACTGTAAAGCCATCCTCATTTAGAATGGCATGATCCGATCTGCCAGATGTTTTTCTATTAGCCCCAGTGCTATCTGGATATATACGGCTACCTTTATAGCCCCTGCCTTTAAGTTCAGCAGCCATCTTATAGGTGTCACTGTTCTCAAGAAAGACCTCATCTATAATGTAAAAGGTTTTATTTATATAATAGCAACAAACTGCCGTCATTGGTTGGACGTTAAAGTCCATTCCTACCAACTGCGTTCCTTGCCTTATTGCTGGGTCTGTGCTTTTAACATTAATATCTCTGTTGAATGAGTAGTAAGCCTGTCCATCGCTGTCATCGTTAAACTCTCCGAGTAAGAAACGTTTGCGCTGCTTCTCATCTAATGAGTTTAGCAGCCCCAAGTAATCCTCATCTATGTTCTCTAAATTATCTTGAGGGTTCATTAACATAGAGGCATATTTGCCAGCTTCAATCGCATCGCCCGTTTCAGGGTGAACTCCCTTTACAAAGAACCAATATGTCCAGTGCCTTTTAGTCGGTGGATTGGCATCATAATAGACCTTCTTTTTAAGGTCAGACTTTTCTGCGAGTCTCGTGAGCGCGACCTGGACTTGTGTGTAAGATATCTGTGAGCACTCGTTGAAGTAGATTGTAGAATATTCTTTACCTAAAATCTTTTCTAAAGCCTTCTCGTCATCTAAGCCAGCAACCCAGACCTCGCTGCCATTATGAGGAAGTCTGATAAAGTAATCGCTTTTATTCCATTCCACCTTGAGTTCTGGAAATGATGTGGATAATACTTTAGGAAGAGTGTCGAGCCATATAGAGGTTTTGATGTGATTGAAGCATAGTCTTAAAATAACGTGGCGAGATTTGGCTTTACAAGCTCGGATAATAACAGCCCTGACTAACTTATACGTCTTACCGGAACGCGATCCACCAAATAGGAGAATATGAATGGCAGAGCTAATAAGAATAGTATCTGCCAAGATTTGCTTGGCTGTTTGCTTAAAGCTCACTTTCTTCTTTGCTAATTAATATCTTCAGTTCTGAAACTGTGAAATCAGATTCTAGCTTATCCTTCTGACCAAGCTCATTTTTACCGAGCCAAATAAGCATGGAGACATTACCAGCCATGGCGACATCATATTGCTTTTTTAGTAGATTAATTCTAAGGCTCTCTTTCTTTTGATGTTTGTACTCAGGAAAACTTAACCCAGTGCGCTCCTTTATTTTAGTAGCAAGCGTCTCAATACTTATGCCTAATTTTTCAGCGCAGTAGACCTGAGAAGCCCAAACTATAAGAGCATCAAGCTGATCCCATCCATTGAACTCGATATTCTCAAGATCTTTAGTTGGTCTAGCCATCTCTTTCCACCTTTAGTTCTTCGTATGTCTGCCCAGTTGATTCCAGCGTGGCTTTTTTGCCAGTGTAGTTTTGCCAGCGATTAATAATCATGTCGCAGTATTTCTCTGAAAGCTCCATTGTCAATGATCGGCGCTGATGCTTTTCACAAGCTATTACGCAGCTTCCACTTCCACCAAATGGTTCATACAGGTAATCGTTTACCAGTGTTTGGTTCTCAATAGGTATTTCATAGACCATAATTGGTTTTTGAGTTGGGTGCTTGGTTTTATCCTCAGTGGATCCACTCATTATATGATTGGGTATTTTTCCATCCCAAACAGTTACTTGCTTTCTGTCACCTTTCCAGTTGTGATCGGCACCCCTCTTGACAGCGTACCAGCACGGCTCATGCTTCCAGTGGTAATAAGATCGCCCCATCACTAATATGTTTTTGTTCCATATAATTTGTTGTTTTATTTCAAAATCGGCTCTTCTTAGACTGTCCATGACTACATCTGTAAAAGAAGAAGCATGCCAAACGTAAGCTATGCTTCCTGGAAATAGTGCCCAGGCATCATACCAGTCTGCCCTCTCGTCATTTTCGACTACATTGGTGTTTCCCTTTCCCATAGACTTTTCACCCATAGCCTTATCACGCCGGGATTGGTCTAACTTAACTCCGTAAGGAAGATCTGTTACCATTAGGTTTGGCTTTTTATCAGCTATTAACTTCTCAACATCATCAATCATGGTACTATCACCACACATCAAGCGATGATTTCCCAGCAACCAAATATCACCTTTCCTTGTAATTGGATGAACAACTTCTGGGACCGCGTCCTCATCAGTCAATGGCACCAATACTTCTGGCACCACAACTTCGAAGTCCTCAATGCCTAGAAGCTCAATGTCCAAATCAGGGAAGTTTAACAACTCACTATTAATCATTGCCATATCTAAAGTAGCCCACGATGCAACCGCATTGTCAGACGTGAGATAGGCATACTCAGATGCTTCATTATCAAAGTCCTGATACATGACAGGCACTTCTTTTAGCCCAGCCAACTTCGCACTCTCAAGCCTTCCATGTCCGGCAACAATAAATCCAGTGCGATTAGAAACTATAATTGGATTTCTAAAGCCGTGATGCTTTATTAATTTAGCAAGTCTTTCAATCTGCTCTTTTGGATGTACGTTATTGTTCTTTGGGTTTTTAACTAGCGAATCAATATCAACGATCTTGATATCTTTAGATTGAATTTGCATAAATATCCCTTGAGCACAGCTCTCTATAAGTCACAGACTTTTTATTAGGCTCCTCGAATATTGAATAAATGTCAATTAATAATTAAGGACTGGCGATCTCTCTCGATTATTTTATATGAAACCTCAAAACCCTTTACCTCTCTCTCTTTCTTCTCCATAGACCATCTTGTAATCGAGGAGTCGTCAACCTTACCAACCAGAACACAATCAGTTAAGCACTTCTCGAAATTTCCTAGGTCGCCTGACTTTTGCGAGATACGACCATCCTTCGTAAGCAATTCGTTAGTGTAGTATATAAGTGAACCGTGAACTTCGTGTTTATAGGGGTCAAAGTAGGCATTAAATTCTAAGAAACTTTTCTTATTCTCATTAAGTAGCCTAGATATTTCTGTTGAAAAAATCATGTAATCTTTAGAGCGACATCGCACTCCATTTCTTAATGTGACGAAGGCTTTATTCACGCTTAATAGCTTGATGTTGGCTGATAAAGTAAAGATCATGAGTAAATGAGAGCATATTTAATTTGCTATAGCCACAAATTTTCATCATCTAATAATTCATTCGGTATTAAGTAAGTAGGTAGATCGCAATTACTCAACATCCATTTCTTATTTTCTGATGATAATAGGGTAGGGTCTTTTTGAAATCTTCTCATAAGCTTTAAGTATTTTATCGTTTGCCTTTTAACCTCATCCGATAAATCGAGCCATTCTTTGTCATCATACATTTTTAACTTCTCTTGCTAGACCCAATAGTACCACTCGCTCTCTTAGGTGTTTATTGGCTTCATCTTCTGATAGTAAGATCTCATTTAAAAGAAGTTCTCCCATGTACTCGGGTAAATTAGACCTATCGGTTAATTGTTTCAGCTTTTGCTTATATTGAGATAGCACAATTTTACTCTCAAACATTCTTTTGTTAATAGCCTCTATTCGCATTTTTCTTAACTCCATTTGCATCGTCTAATATTTTCTTAATGTCGTTATATTCAATCTTTTTATCTTTAACGAAAATACCTAGCTCCTTATCGTAAAGCATTTCATAGTATGTCTTATTAGCCTCTGAGTGATAACGAGCCTTATCTATATGTATAATCGCTCTCGCTGGTTTTGTACGGAAGTATGTAGATAATACATAGTTATAAGCCCCAGCATTGGTTGTAGAAGCATTTCCACGGACTGACTCTCCATCTAGTATTCGCTTATATATGTCAGTCCCCTTTGCAGTATGAAATACACCCACAATGGCTATCTCGTAAGCCGCGGCCATTTTTCTGAGTCTGGCTATCATCGAGGCTTGTACATTAATATTAAGCTCCCCCATAAATGAAGTGGTGAAGTTATCGAAGATCACCATATCGGGACATAGATCATTGATGACATCTTCTAAATTAGTAAAAAAGTGTTCGACGTTTCTCTCTTTCTCATCCCAATCTAGCATTGATTCAAAAAATAGACGCTCCAAATACTTGTCTGGTGATTTTCCATCGCACATCTTTTCAAACACGGAAGATATTGTGCTCATATAAACATCGCTTCTTTCTTCTGATAGTATGTGATAGCAGGTTTTTCCACCGATTGCACATTCTACGGATATGGTTTTACATAGAGTAGACTTGCCATTTCCAGACGGTCCAACAATTACGCTAAACTCGTTTGGCCTAATTCCATTCGTACACTTAAACACATCGAGTCGTGATGTAAACTTATTGCTATTAGTCACAAAGTCAATATTTGTTCTATCTGTTTGGCTCAGTAAGCCATTTTTAACTCTACTTTTCATTTTGGTTCAAATCCTTCTTTGTAGGGTAATGCTGCTATTGAATCTTCTATGAAGCTATCAGTCACAATTGAGTCCCAGTCTATTTTGCATCTTAGATCTTCATCGTCGTCTTGAGCCATATCAAAATAATCCTCCCAGACGCTCACAAATGACGAAAATAGCTTTATAAATTGGGGGTCCTTACCCTCACTAAGGGTCGAGTAGTTTTTTGTAGAAACGACTAATTTATCGTAGTCTTCTTTTTTCTTAATTGTCGCCTCGAGTTTTTGAATTCCTTTTTTCTTGCCCTCTTTTCTTGGATAAAGATTATACACCGCATTGAAGTCAAAACTCTCTTTCTTCTCTTTAACACAAAGAGTTAATGTGTCGTCCGATTTATCGGACCGATCGGGTGTTTGTTTGTTTGTTTGTTTGTTTGTTTGTTTGTCTGTCGTGTACGGGCTCTGTACGCCATCCGTACGCGACCCGTACGCATCCGTACGGATCGTTTCATTTAAGATAATTATAGAGTTTTTCATCTTTTCGAACATGCCCAGAAAATCAGACTTCAATAGGTTGCATATTTTATTGGCGTGCGCCAAAGATATCTCTATTGTGTCGCTGTTTTTTTGTGATGCTCTGCTTAAACAATAGATCCATGCTTTAAATTCTGCGTGCGTCATTTCGTAAAAATCCGCATCTTCGATCATTCTATTTGAAAAGGCAAACCAACTCGGGTTTTTAATATCCTTTCTAGGGTTGTAGTTCTCCCATGTGTTAATCTTTAATTTTATTTTACCAGACATTTTTTTTCTCCGTTGAGCTTGAATTAGTTTTATCTATTCTCAATAATGTGCTCTCAACGTATTCTGAGCAATAGACCCTCTCGTATTTTTGCATTAGTTTTTTGATTTTATCCACTATATGAATTGAGTCTTCATCGACAACAAACCATTCTCCACATTGTCTGAATTCAGCTAATTCTTTATGTATGGATTTTTCTACTTCGAAATGCGCATTATTCGGAATCTTGTAAAAATTAGACAATATTATCTTAAACGGGCAACCTGTTTGTAGTGACAGAATTCTGCACAACACATCATCATTGCAAGCCCCTACTTTTATAAACTCTCTTCCGCTAGAATCTTCGATTGACGCAATGTAAACATAGCTCATAAAAACCTCCTTTGAAAAAATTCACTCGAGAGATTGACCGTAAGAATGAAAAAGATTATTTTATAATCAGATTTCGCTCTTGTGTTCATACCACTTGAGCAACTTTTTGAAAGCCTCGTACCATCGGGGCTTTTTTGTTTGTTGTGGGAGTAATTAAAAAGCTTCTAATCTAAAAAGTAAACTACTTTCCTACTCTTTTTTATCTGCTAAATGCTTATGAATATTGAAACACATTAGAGCATCGTCTAAAGCGTTATGATGATTAAAGGTTAAGTCTAAACGCTTAGCCCACTCTCCTAACTGATTATTAGAGTGACCTAAGTCTCGAGCCATTTTAATCGTAGACAGCTGATAATCGTGTCTCAGTATTTTATACAAATTAAAATTCAACTCCTCTTTTCTAAAAAGCCAATCTAAAAAACGCCAGTCAAAGCAATTCACGGTATGACTAATCATCATTTGAGGCTCTGTCGATAAGTAGGGCTTTAAGAACTTCATTATGTCTATACAAGCTTCTCTGCGAGGCTTATGTAAGAGTAGGGCTTGCCTGGTAAACCCAGAAATGGCCAGAGCCTCATCACTAGTAAACTTATTAATGTCTGGTTTAACGGTGGAGTAAAATTGTGATTGTATATTAAAGAGGTCATCAGTTACGATGACCCCAATAGAAGTTACATCATTTCGAATGGGATTAAATCCGCTCGATTCTATGTCAATGTAGATATTAAAAAGGGATTGCTTCACTAGATTCATTTGTCTTAATACTTCCAAAGAACTCTTTTAAGTTATGAGTTGCTACAATCATAGCTGCACTCTCTTTTGTAAGCATGTTTTTTGGCTTACCAGAAACAGAGTTAAGAGTAGGGAAAACTAAATTTTTATAAGTCTTACCATCGGCCCCAATTGTCTCTTTTAAGTCAAACTCAATTGATTTTCCAGTATCGACACAATCGCCGCTTATAATTTTGGCTTGATCTTTATCGCTAGAAGAGTCGTAGCCCATAAAAGCTAAAACCTTCTTTGTTAACTCTCTTGCTCCGTCTGAGCTTAATCCATAATTAGATCCGTAAACGTATCCATCAGCATCGCTCTTTACTGATACGTAAATTACTGGATCACCTTTTTGAGTTGTTGTTAGTGTTGCCGAGTGTGGTACGCCTTTCATTGTCATATTATTTCTCCTGTAGTATGACCAAGATCCTATTCTTGATCTGATTTAATTTATTATCATCAGCACCATTCATGCTCGCCTTAATTTTCTCGATTAGCTCTTTGTCGGATATATCTAAAAGTAAAGCCTCAATATCTTTTTTCAAATCCAACTTAATCACCGTAGCGTGTTTAATAAATTCCTCATAAGAAAGCTCAATTGATTCTGGCATTCCAAATCTATTTTTAGCATCAAAGGCTGCTCTTTTTTCGCAGTACAATTTTCTTATACCAGTAGAGAATGCCTTGCCTTTAATTGCTTTAGCATTATCTGACTTAGTGAAAATCTCAAAGTTAGCGAACAATACACAGTCAACCCATTCTCTTAATATTGATGAAACTTTCTCATTTAACTTCATCGTGTATCTATCATAAGCAAGTGACGTGGCAGGATCGTTAAAAACTTTTACATGATAATGAGAGGTCATAACTATATTTTTACCCATAGTTCTTAGAGTTTTAAGTGCCTCTATAAAGGGAGTCCATTCTGCAAGCATGATATTAACCCATTTACCATAACCACCGCCTGCATCTTCCACCGCTTGAACCTTATATTTATCACACATATGCTTATGTAATAGCTTCTCAAGCCAATCTAACGAATCGATGCAAATAGTCTTGTGATCAGTCGCTTTTAACTCTTCTAACACTGATAGAATTTCCACCCATGATAAATTGGTAATACGATTTACATCATAATTCTTCGAACCACCCTCAATATCTATAAAGAATGGTGCAGGGAATGAGGCTGCAAAGCCAGTTTTTCCAATTGACTCAACGCCATAAATAATAACTGCGTGTGGCATTCTCTCAACACCACTACTTGCTTTTGCTAGTAAGCTCATTTTTAATCTCCTTAAGTTTAATAAAGTGCTTTCTCGGCACGTGATTGTTAATTTTCCATAGCGAAATGTTAGCTTTCTGTAATCCTAGCAATCTAGCTAAAACCACATTGGGCATACGTTTCAATATGAAGTGTAAATCTCTCATAGTTACCCCCAAAATTTAATAAAGTTTAGAAAAAATACTTTACTTTATTAAACTAGTAAAGTAAATTTTTTTAAAATTAAATGGAGATTAAAGTGAATAGACTAGATTGGCTACAATGGAGAAAGTCTGGAGTTGGGGCATCTGATTGCCCTATAATTATGGGTGATTCTCCCTATAGCGATATTCTAAAGTTGTATGATGAT